TATAATCACCGGACGTTAAAACTGTCAAGGTATTATCATAATGAAAACCTTGATTGTTGTTAGTTGCAAATGTTACCTTAATTTTGTTTGTGTTATCAAAAAATTTGCACCTTAAATTAAAAATGTTAATTCTTTCACCGATAGGTAAATCAAGTGTTAATCCAAACATATTTCTAACATTTTCACCAATAGGTCTTCCAAATTTTTGTGAACGAGTCGTATGGTAAATTTTAGGATTTTTTGCACTACCAGGCACTCCAGATAATGGTTGTGCGAAAGTTGATGCAATAATGTTTAAAACAGCATCATAATTTTCATCATTGGTACTTACTGTGTTTGTGACTATTGGTTGTGTCGCTAAGTATGTCTCCAAGGTCGGAACATATGATTCACTTCCAGCAACTTGTGTAAGTTGAGACGGTATTGGCGAAACATCTTCCGTATTTGTTGTAACTGGTGTAATGTTACCATTACTACACTCACATGCTTGACAGTCAGGATATTGTATCATCGCTAACTTGATAGGGTCAAAATTATATGATGTAAGTTTATCAAAATTTTTAATTAAAGTCCTCAAAAGAAGTCCATAGAATCCTAATCTCAATAGAATTGTTCCAGCAGCTAAGACCATATTCCAGGTTAATGGGTTTCCAACTGAGGCTGATATAAATGCATATGCCTCAATACCAGTTTGAATTATTGCTTTAGTTACAAACCCAATTAAAGCACCAATAACAACAACCGCAAAATTATTATATAACCAAGCAACAAAATGATACAAAATCAATAAAGGGAGCCCAATTATCTGAATAACTTGGAATATTATTGCAAATAAAAAGTAAATAAAATCGAAGTTTCTAAAACCTTCATTAACAGGAAACTTATTTACAGAATCCGCACACTCGTTACTATCAATTTCTTTAATCCCTATAAATTTACCTCTACCTCCACTTTTATATTGGTCAATTAAACCTGATACAGTATAAACTCTGTTAAAATCAAACTGATAGAATGTATCTTGACAATCAATTATCTCATTTAATTTTTTAATTTTTTGAGCAGAAGAAAACCCTTTGGTATACCCCGACCAATCTAATCCAAAATAATATGAACTTTTTAGCTGGTCGTTTCCTCCTGTTAGGTTAGGGTCAGAACTTTGATTAAACCAACCATATTCTCTTACGTTAGGAACCAAATAGTATGGTCTTCTTGTTTGTTCAGATAACTCATTAGATTGTTGCCATTTTATCTTAAATCTATATTTTGCCTTTGTTGGAATACCAATTGTTGGGTCGTTTGATAAAACTCTTTCACCAAATTCATTTGTAACAATATAATCCAAATTCATTGGTAGTTCTGCCAACCATGAACCGTTACCATCAATTACATTTCCGTTTTGTTCTAACTTATATTCCTCCAAGATTGGATTACCATCGGAGTCTATTTGTATGGTTTGTCTGATGGCTAAGATTTGACCAGGGCCTGCCTGTAATTGACAAAGGTTACCAAAATTATCTCGAACCTTTCCACCTAATCCATCTCTACCACCTTTTATTCTTAAAGTATCAGGTGTTGAATATATTGAACCCATGAAAACTGAGGTTGGCTGAATGTCAACATTTGCATCATCCCTTAAATCAAAATCTAATCTGTTGATTGCTATTTGACAAATTGCTGGTTCTCCCCATAGAGGTGATATTTCAATTTGTTTATTAATTGAAATAATCTGTGGTAAAGAATTCAAATCTGTTGAAGTCTTAAATGTATCTCCCGCGACTTGAGCTTCCGTGGCTAAACCGATTCTAATTAAATCTTGTGGTGTCAAAGAAAACTCTCCAATATCTGATAGGTCTACATCCATTAAGATATTTTGAATACCTAATGGAACTCCCATAATCATGTAGTCGCCACTCTCATTTGTCTTCGCAGTAAATTTGTAATATTTGTCATAGATGTCAACAACAGTTGTTGCTGTCAAAGCATCTATTCTTGACGGTAATGTTCCTGTTGCTGCGTGTTTGGAATATGATTTCTCATATGGAAGAAGATTGTATCTATAACCATCTTCATTTCTATCGTTAACAGACTTATAAGGATAAATTGAAGTAATGATTGGGTTGGATTGGTCTACAACCTCAATTGGAATAAAGACCGCTACCCTTGCATTAGGAACACCTAACCCATTATTTGCGGTAACTCTTCCAACAAGAACACCATAATCAGAGCAAGCTCTAACATAAATGTCCTCCTGTTGTAACTTGAGAGACAAAATCTCGAGAAATTCGAACTCTTGGTCTATTTGAACGTTTATCGTCTTGTTAACACCGAGTTCGGTCCTAATCCTATACGATTGACCCATTGAGATGTTTAGTTATAAATAGTTAATGTGAATTTTTTTGGGAACACACATTTAAATTATAACTCAATAATGAAATAAATAAACTTGTTAAGAGAATGTAACTGTTTGGAAATTCTTAACCGATACTCTGATATCTTTATTTGGGTATCTGATTTGATAAACCTGATTTGGTTGAGCAAAAATAGTGTCGTCAACTGGTCCAATAGCCTTGGTTTCAGGATTTGAATATTCCATAGATGTTTCGGCTGATGAGTATTGTCCTCCAACCTCATTGAAGACATCAACACTTGTAACTGTTAATACTCCATTAGAATCTTGTATGATACTCTTAAGTTCTGAAAGATACACATTCTGACCAAGTTGTCTTGTTTGAGGATTGAAATAAGATGAAACTTTATCAATTACATCAGATATAACCTGACCTGAATTCTGAGCAGAATCTAAAACAATAGAGACATCGACACTCAAATCTATGACTTCAGCACTTAATATTGAAATATAATCGTTCATCATTCTATAGTTAGAAAGATAATTTGCAATATTTTGTCTCAACGTGTTAGAAACAATACTTGTAAGTTTTCCTGATGTATCATAAGATAATATTTGAATCAAAATTTTATTATCATTTTCTGTGATTGATACTTTTGCAGGTGCTCCGTATTGTGAAGGCATATTTCTCAAGATTGATTCATAATCTTGAACTGTGACAGCTCTTTTTTGTGCAGCGAAGTTGAATGATACATAATTTCTTATCTCTTCAAGTGAAGGAACACCAGCCCCTCCGATTGCAGCAGTAACGTTGTTACATCTTAATGAGTTAACAACAGCTGAGTTGGTTGACTCCGAAGGACCATTAACAAAGAAGTTTACAGTTCCTACCTGATTGATAATATTAGTTCCCAAGTTAGTTGCCAAACCACCACCAACTCTGTATTGAACAAACAATGTTGAGTTTGGTGTTAATGCTGAACCTAAAGATAAATTGTTTGAATATTTTTGAAGGTCTAATGTTGCACCAACTGTAGTGAATTGGTCTAAGGCATCTTGAGCGGTATTTGTTCCACCACCAAAAGTCATTTTTTTGAATCCTTCAGGTGTAAATTCTGTGATGAATCTGTTTTGTGTTTGAATATATCTACCAACTTTAATACCAGGTTGGTCAGAAACTTTAGTTGGGTCTTCGATGAATACTCTGTCTTCAGCCAAAGCATCAACTTCATACCATCTGTTTTCTAATCCAATAAATTCAGCTGTAGTTGGAATGTTAGTATATTGTGTTCCGTTCTTTAGAAGAACACTTGTTATACCCAAAACGTTTTTTTCAGGTAAAAACAATTCGAAGAATGGCTTAACATCGTTAGGTGTGATAACTCTCTTAAATACTTTGGTAATACCGTTAACAACAACTTCTCTTTTAGTTATTGTATAATTTACAAGAACACCGTTAGCATTGAAGTTAGGTATTTTTAATCTGTTAGGAAAACCTTCTGAGTTATATGGTGATGTAAAATCAATGTCATTTACGTTTTCAAAAACAATACCCGCACCAACAACTTGTGAACCTCTTAATAAAGTTCCCAAATATCTTTCATCTTCTTTATCACCAAATGCTGGAACTGTTATTGAAAAATCTACTAAAGCAACTGATGGTCTTTGACCTGGTATCTTTAAACCATATGTTCTGGCAATGTTATAAATTGAAGACTTTTGTTGTGCATATTGAAGAACAGTTTCCTGTATACTTCTATCAATTTGATAATTTAGGTTATCTGAAATTGCGGCGTTTAAGTCTAAGAATACTGAGAATACAGATGCATCATTAAAATCTTGAATTAATTCAGGATAATACGTTCTAACATAATTGATAAGTTCAGCTCTTACACCTTGATAATCTCTTGTAGTATATGATATTTTACGATTTGCCATCTATCTTAAATATTGATAATTATAAAATCACTCTCACTAAATGTTTGTGAGTTTGTTGCGTAATCTATTTTAATTTTTGCAGTGTAGTCTGCAGTCCCTTTACCAGGTAATCTATAAATGTCATACATTTTAGCATCACCAACACTTGTTGTATTTGATTGAGTGTCTGTTTCATTTGCAACATCTGCAGGTTCGATAGTTATTTTATTAACTAACAAGTTTGGCATATATCTTTGAATTGAATCTCTAATGTCCGCCTCAATCGCACTGAATGTTAATCCATCGAAAGGTTCAAAGACATATTCGTAAAGTCTTGTCCCAAAATCAGGAAGATAATATCTTGAACCTTTTCTTGTCAATAATAGATGAATTAAATCCGCTCTAACCTCTTGTCTTTGAAACTCGGTTAGTTGTAAATAATCACCTCGTGTTGAATCCTGAAATGGGAAATTTATACCATATGTAGTTCCATCTGCCATATGAGATAAATATACTTGGATTATTTTTTTCTTAAATAGATATTCCCTTTTTGAGCCTTAGGTTCAAACGGACAGTGTCTACAACCATTACCACAACAATATCCTCTTTGAATATGATACTCTTCTGTAAAAACTTTTCTTCCCTTCTCTTCATAAAAATGAAAAGGGAGAAGTTTTTTCTTCTCCCTTTCATCATTAGTTTCTTTCGATTGAAACATAATATTGTTTTGGTATTTTATACTAATGTAATTTCACAAGCCCCACCAGCACATGCCGCTTCTCCTCTTAAATCAGTATCATCATCCATTTCAATGATTTCTGATAGGTCAACATCTTTAAGAGTTTCCATGAGTTCTTCATATTTCTCTTTAGTGCAATCCTCAAACGGTGCTTGAATATATGTTCCACCATCATAGGGAAGGACTGAAAGTCCGTTATATGCTTCCTTATTTTCCCACATCCACTCACCAACTGCTGGCCACTCGTGCTCTCTAATTGAGATTGTTGCTGATACATTATGTGCATTGTTTCCAGTTCTATGTCCAGGTTTAATCCATTCTTGTTGAACTTTTTTCACTCTCTCCAATAATTGGATTGGTGATTCGTTTCTTAAGATTGACCCTTCAGGTGCTTTTTGTGGAATACCAATAACAGCCGTATCATGTGGTCTGAAATATTCATCTTCAACTAATTCAGGATGATTGTTTTTCAAATGTGAATAAATTGCTTCATTCTTACCAACTCTAACTCTTCTGATATAATATTCATTATGCCAAGCGTGAATACCACTTGAAGTTCCTAATGTTAATGATGTTGTTCCAGCAGGTTTAACAGTTGTTGTTCTTGCTGCTGGGTTAATATTTAATAATTCAGCAACTCTTTTATTTTCTTCTTTAACTACTTTAGCAGCAGATTTCATATTCAAACCTAACACCGCACCTGAACCGATACCCGTCATTGAAATTCCAATTAACGCATCTTTTTCAGTTGTTCTTTGCCAAATTGGTCTTAAGTAGTGGAAGTTTGTATATCCTGCTTGTAATGTTCCGATGAAAGATGCAGCTCTAACTCTATCTTCATAATCTTCTTGAGATACTACGTTTGATACGTTAACTTCTGTTAGGTTACAGAATTGGAATGGTCTTAAAGCAATTTCACAACAAGGGTTAGTTCCCCAATCTTTATCGTTACTTAAGTAGATACCAGGTTCACCTGCTCCACTTGCTTCAATTCTTTTCCAAAGGTCCATAAAGTAGTCCTTAGTGATTTTGTGTCTCATCAAAACAGCAGAGTTATTAGCTCTACCTCTTTGTGGATTTGTTTCCCACCAAGCACCACTCTTACAACCAATCATTTCTTCATCAGTTGCTGAGAATAACGAAATAAGAGCCGCTCTTCTGATACCACCAGCCAATACCGCATCTGCAATGTGACAAACGATATCATGAACTTCAATTGGTTTTAGTTTTTGACCATCCTCTTTTGAATCGAGTATACCTTCTAACTTAATAAGACATTCTTTAAGTGGTTGTGCTCCAGGTGCTTTACCTCCTGATGTAACAAGTCTCGCACCCTTTGGTCTGATGTCTGAAAAATCAAACTCAATTTTTGAACCTCCGAAGAAATATGACTTAACTAACACTTTAACAGCGTCAGCCCATCCTTCGATTGAGTCAGCAACTAACCATCTTCTTCCTCTTTCTTTATTTGGTTTTCTGATTTCAGGTAAAACATCAACGTGATGTTTTTGAACTGAATAACCCACACCTGTGCCACCTAAAAGTAAGAACATGATTTCAGAGAATACTCTCCAATCATCAATCGGTGCGAAGGCACAATTATAAATTCTGTTAGGTGAAATTTCTATTGGTTTACCCGCGAATTGCATTGACCTCATTGAAGGTAATACTTGCTTTTTGTAAACATACACATAGGTCTCACGAATTTCTTTTTCCATGTGTGGAAACTGCTTAATGTGCATCTCCATGTTTCTTGTGACAAGCTCCTGCCACGTTTCCCTTCTCTTTAGTTCCGGGATATACTTAGCGTATTTCATATACACTGTAATCTCCGATAAAATCCTGTTTGAAATGTCCATTGTTTAAATTTTAGATGTAGTTTTTTTATCAAAAAAACGTTGATTTTAATGATAAATATGTGGTCGGCACATAACCGACCATTAATTTTAATAAAAAAAAATAAGTTTTTTTCAGAAAAAGTAGATATTTAATTAAATTGTTTTTTGCTGTGCTTCTCTTTCTTTTCTCTTTTCAAGAAGCTCCTTAACTCTATCTCTTTTTCTTTCTTCTTGTTGTTCTTCAAAACCTAAGAATGTAACTGATGATTCAGTATCAATCTCTAACAATTCATTATTAAATTTACAGTTTTCAAAAACAACACCGTCCTTACCAAGACGAGATTTTGTGATAGCAATTGTTGCCAAATTCATTTCCTTTTGCTGAAGAGTTTTTGCAACAGTGATGATTACGTGACCAACCTGAGCCTTTTTAATTGACCCACCCATTTGGTCAGTCGTTACAACTTCAGAGGAAATTGAAGACCTATTACCTTGTGTAGCAGTCCATCCAACAAGATTCAATTCGTGACACATGGCCTCAAACCCTCTCATTACAGAACCTTCGGCTTTCCATTCGTCCTTCGCACTTGATTCAGGTAAAACACAATCAATGTAATCCAACAAAATCAAATCAATCTTATTTCCATCAGCAATCATCTTTCTAACTTGATTCTTGATTTGATTCATAGTCATAGTATCTGATGCAAGTTTCTTTAAAACCAATTTGTTTTTCATTGTTTCTTGAATCTCGGTAATCTTAGACATAACCTCTTCTTTGTGGTTTGCAAGATTATCGGGTTCAATACCAGTCCAAATCGTAAAGTGTTTTCTTTGAACAATCTTTGGGTTGTCTTCAAAAAATATTTGAAGAACATTATAACCCATGTTGAAGGCGGTGTTTGCAATCTTTGTTAGGATAGTCGTCTTACCGACACCTGTCGGTGCTAAGATAACACCAATCTCTCCCTTAGCTAAACCACCCTTAAGAAGTTTGTCAATACCAGCAATACCCATTGGAATTGGATGACGATAGTCTTCCTCCAAAACGGTATCCAAACCTGTAAAAATATCTGAGGTTCCTTTATCTGTTTGACCAACCTGTAGAGCCTCTCTCACTAATCCTTCAACCTTATCATAAGATTCAAAGTCCCCTTCAGTAATAATTTTTTGTGCTCTATCCATAGCCTTCTGAAGCTCTTGTTGCTTACAGAATTTCAAAGCCTTCTCCTGAACAAATACTGTTCCTTCGAACGGTGCTTCTTTAACTTGTTTTAGAGTATCCAAAACAATTTTAGCCACAAGTTCTTGTGATACTTCAGATTTAACAATCTGTTCTAAAGTGTCAAAATTAGGGGTAGATTCATACTTTGAGAAATATTCTTTTATCATCTGAATGATGATTTTGAAATACTTGTTATCAAAATATGAAGACTCAATTACATCCATTATAGATGATGAAAAATCCTTATCTTCTATAATTTGGTTTAATAATTGTATTTGAAACTGATTGCCTAAATAATCGAAATTTTTATTCATAAATTGAAACTTACCCCTCTATATTATTAAATACTTACTTACTCAAATCAAATTCCAAATATTTGAAACTTAATTCTTGGTTTGAAAAAATGTCAGTTAATTCACGAAGGACATCTTTTAAAAATGGTCTTACGTCAACTGTATAACGAACTTTTGGTGGAAATTTTTTTCCGTCAAAATATCTATGACAAATTGTCTGTTCCCCAACCTTCACATAAAGATTAAAAATCTCTGGTCCTTCAGTGAAAGAAGTGTCAATGATTTTTGGGTCATGAATAATAGATTCTTTGTTATCCATCATATAGATAACTGTTTTCATTTTAAGATAATAGTCGAGTTCTTCTTTGAGACCCTTAATGTATTGATACAACTCAAACGAGTTTTTTGCTTTGGGGTTATACCCTCTTACATTAAAGAATCTTTGAACGACAATGTTGTCGTTTAAGGTTAGCAAAAATTCCATCTTCGTGCTGTCTTGCTCTTTCATAGTTTTAATTTTTGTTTGTGTTTCGTTTTTCTTTTCGAGTTAATTTCATGAATGGTTTTAGGAAGTTTACCCAAGCTTCATCGTTCTTGGGAAGGTAATTAAAAAGACCGTCTTCCATCATCAGTCTCATTAAGTTTTTGTATCCTCTATCGGTGGGGTCAATTGTATCGGTGTGGATTTGTTCTACAAGTTGTTTTCCTTCATCTGTGATTAGAGGTTCGTGAAGGTTAACAATTTTGGAGTTTATTCTGTAGAACTCTTCTCCAAGTATACCACTTTTTGTCTTACCAGTCAAAATATTTGATAAACTTTTGATAGGTTTCTTTTGCGGGATATTTCGTGCAATATCTAACAATTCCTCTACAGTGCATGATTTTTCCTGCATTTGTGGGAATAATTTCACAAGAGTTTTTTCACCCAAACCCTCAATACCATCGATGTTATCTGATTTGTCTCCTGTAAAGATTTTACACACGGTTACATTCTGATGAGGAATGTCTACTTTGTTAATTGAAATCTTGTCACCGTTTTTGAAATATTGTTTGTGAATTGGAGAATAGATGGTAACCCTTTCTGATATCAATTGGGTTAAGTCTTTGTC